TCAATTATATTTTTATTTTTTCTAATAAATCTTTCAACCTATTTATTTCAATATTTTTTTCAATAATTATTGCTTCTTGAGATTTATTTTTTTCTGTTAATTCTCTATTTTCATTTTCTAAGTCTTCATTTAATTTCATTATTCTATTAAAGTTATTAATACTATATGTTTTAGAATGTATAATATCCTTTATAATTTTAGTTAATTTTTCAATAGTAAAATTTGTTTCATCATATGCAATCAGCTCTGTTTTATTTTTTCCGTTTAGTTGTATACTACGAATTTGTCTTTTAACCTTTGAGTGTGTTTTAATTAAATTTTCAATTTCTACTTTATTTTGAACTCTAAATGCATCTATTAATTCAAAATTATTATAACCTTTACGATGGTCTTGTAGTCTTGTTGAAAGATCATTAGTATGACCAAATTTAATTAACTTTTCACCTGCCTCATTTGTGTTATCAATTGTCCCAATATATATACATTCAGTATTTAATGGAAAATGAAGTATAATTGCTTGTTCTACTGCCTTTTGTTTTTCCTTTTTAGAAGATCTTAATAATTGGTCTTTTTGCTCTAATTGAAGACGTAACTCATCGGTTTCTTCTTCAATAATTTGATGCAAAACATCTTCCATTTTCATATAATATTCGTGAATTTCTGAGGCTTTGCTAGTTTGAGCTTTTAAACACAGTGATTTAAAACATTTAATTGTTAGCATAATAGTTTGTTTATTATGTCCACCATTTTGTTTTAAAACCGCTCCCGAAGTTGCGGGAGCACTTTCTGAACTTGATTTGTCAAATTGTAAAGCAAGATTTTTATAATCTACATTTAACTTAAAATGTTTTTCTAAAACAGTTTTTGCATGATATTTTTGCTGAAAGCCTAACCATTTCCATATATTATCTAAGTCAACTACAAAATCATTATTTTTATCATAATTTAAATAACAGTAAAAACTGCTAACAAATAATTGTTGTTCAAATCCAGTAAAATTTTCTTGTATTTTACTTATTAATTTGTTATTATATACCTTTGACAGTTTAGAGATAGGATTTTTCTCTATGAGTTCTACAATGTTGAATTCTTGCATCTTATTATACATTATATAATAATATACTCTTTAAGTTGTGTTTAAGTGCTTTTATATTTTGAAAGCAGTTTTCTAAAAGCGGTATTCTTGCTTTCTAATTTTAAAAGCAAGATTTACCATTTACTCTTTTTAACCGCAATTTTGGGTCCCTGACCACGTTTCTTCACATTATTTGGGTCATATTGTTCCTCCTCATCTTCATCATTAATAGATTTAGATAATTCCCAGAACTCTTTGGAACCTAATCTGAAGTCATTATGTGCGTCTGCCTTATACCAGAACACTTGGTCCTGTAATTTGTTAGATTTGGCATTATTATTTATCACTAGGCACTCATAATTTTCAGTACATTGATCCATTACTTGACAAAATGACTCCAATGTAGGAAACATACCAGCATAATTCTCATAAATGCGCTTTCTATTTGCTATATAAGGTTCTCTTAAAATAAAAACATAATCAATATTGGTTCTTAGTGTCGGCGGAATACCTAACGGATATTGCATTGTGATGATTAACATCACCTTCCAATGTCTGCCATTCATGAAGAGTAAACGCATCATTTTATCGCGTGACCAAGTGTTATCATATAAGCAGTCATCTAAAATCACAAAAGTTCGGGGATCAATCGTAGTTCTTTTAAACTGTTCCATTTCTTTCTTAATCTGTTTCAGAACTTGTCGCTGTCGCTTCAAAATATTCTCAATAATTGCTGTATTATATTCATTATGAATAAATAGTTTGGGTACTAATTTGCCATAAAAACCGTTACCTTCTTCTGTGCCAGAAATTACAGTTCCAATTGGAATACTTTGTTGATAATATAATAAGTCTCTTACTAAAAACGATTTACCTGTATCACGACGGCCAATTAAGACTACAACAGGACCTTTTGATTCATCTGGTTTGAAACTAATATTTTTCATATCAAAACGTTTTAGTTCTAAATTCATTATATTTATACAATTATAAAAGTTTTATTTTGTTTAACGCAAACTAACAAATTTAAAAATTGATTTAAATATATGACTATATAATTTAATTATATAGTAAGAAAATGGCTGAGAATTATCCCTACGTTACATATGTTACTTTTGATAATAACAAAATTGATGGACATTTATTAGTTTGTGAAGTTCTACAAATTAGTCCAAATAATATTATAAATGAAAACGGTGTTAAATATTACGTTAGTACTGATTATAAAATACATTTTGGTATTAGTGCTATTGCTGTTAGTTGGCGTTTTGTTAATAGAAATTATATTAGTAATTTTATGCATCGTATAGCAAGAAATTTGGGACATTACGAATATAATTGGAATGTATATGATATAATTAATAAAAAATATATACCTGAGTTTAACTATGAACCTAATTCTAGTTGTAAAGAAGATGAATATATCTGTGAAGAAGATAAATATGTAAAATATATGATAAGTGATACTAACAATAATACTACTAATGATATTACTAATGATACAAATAAAAATGAAGATAAATTTGAAGACAAACCAAAGACATTGGAAGAAATGGATGATATTGATATACATAGATATTTAATAAGTAAAGGTGATAATTATGACCCTTATGAAGAATATAATCATTGGCATTTTGAATATGACCCAACAAATCCATGCCTTAATAAATTTTCATATGGTATATTTAAAGACTGTACTATTCCTTGCAGAAGTTTTCAATTTACTGAAGAAGAACCATATTATATCCGTGGAGCATACTTCTATAATGTTGACTTTAGTATATGTCAATTTCATCATGTAGTATTTCTAATGTGTCATTTTGATAATTGTGATTTCTCTAAGGCTGCAATTCAAACTTTAACATTTGATAGATGTTCTACAACTAAAACTAATTTGAGCTATCCAAATGTTACAAGAAAATTAATACATGACCTAGATATTGCTCATATGTGTTAATAATTTATAATTAATTTATAATATTATGCGAATTAAAATATTCGAATAATATATAGTATGAAACGTTGTCCCAAAGGTTCTCGCAAAAATAAGAAAACAGGATTATGTGAACCGAAGAATCCACGTTGTCCCAAAGGTTCTCGTAAAAATAAGAAGACAGGCCTTTGCAAAAAAATAAAAGTAGAATTGGTCGAGATTTTTGATACCAAAAGTGTATCTGATGACCAAAAATCTGTAAGCCCTCTAGAACTAGAACATAGTTTTCAAAAAGACACAACAACACACGGAAATATTATAATTAAATATAAAATTGTACCATCGTCAAATAAAAAGTTTGCAATATTTGATGTTGATTGGACACTAATAAAACCTAAAGATGGTCGAAAATTTCCTCAAAATGTCGATGATTGGGTATGGTTAAGAGAATCTGTACCGAAAACAATAAGAAAATATTACGAAGATAAATATAAAATAGTATTTTTAACAGACCAAACAAAACCATGGAAAGTATCTATGATTGAAAATGTAATAAAAGAAATTGATGTGCCGATAACGTGTTTAATTGCAATGAATAAAAAATATCATAAACCAAACCCAGATTTTTTTATGGAGATATTTAGAGGTGCTTATGATCATGATACAAGTTTCTTTGTAGGTGATGCGGCTGGTAGAGAAGGTGATTGGTCAAAAAATGATATTGGCGTAGCTGAAAAAATAGGTGTTAAATTTTATACACCCGAAGAAATATTTCATCTTGAACAAAAAAAAGTGGAAAAAAATTTGGCTGTAAAAGAAAAAGAAGTTGTTATTATGATTGGCTATCCGGGTTCTGGAAAAAGTACTATAGCAAAAGAATTGGAAAAACATAATTATATTAGAATTGATGGCGATGCATTGAAAACCGGACCAAAAATGGTGAAAGAAGCAGAAAAACATGTTAATGATAAATCAATTATATTTGATGCTACAAATGGTACACAAGAAAGACGAAAATTGTATATTGATTTTGCTAAGAAACACGATTTGCCTGTCCGATGTTTCTGGAAAACAACGTCAATAGAACAAGCAATGGAACAAAACCGAGAAAGACAAAAAGAAGGTGGACCAAAAATACCAGATATAGTATATTATACATATCGTAAGAAATTTGAAGAACCAACTGAAGATGAGTGTACTGTGGTAAAAATATAATAAATAAAATATTTTTGTTAAATATAATATTTTATTTATAAATTATTATATTTTTATTTTGTTAGTTGTTTAGGAAAAAATGAGTTAAATATTATTAATATTAATATTTTTATTAGCTAATGGCAACAATACAACCTACCACTAAATCATCCTTTAGTATTAACTATCAAAAAAGGAAGAATATTAACCTCTTTTCCAAATTTCAAACTAACAAAAATATTTGTTTAGATCAGGTACAAAATTACTTACCTATTTATGATCGTTTTTTTTCATTAAACGAAACTAATTATAACAGCATAAATCTTAATCATTTATGGTACATTTCAGATATAAAGGATGAAAAAAATAATAAAAATACAGATAATGATTTTATATCTGAACATGTTTATAATTGTAAACTAAAAAATAGCAATGATACAACTGGTGACTTTACAAGTAGCCAAAAAGTATTTATTAAAATGGCACCATTGTTAGATCCATTCAAATATATTGTAGGAAAATACAATTATAATGATACTTCCTTATTCAACTTGCCTTCTATTAATAAAAGCTTAGCAGTCAACCCAAAAATAGCAGATATTAATAACTCCGCTTATGTTGATGGGTTCTTTTCATTTTTATCAAGTCAAATACTTAATACACATAAATTTATTCATGGTCTAGATTATTACGGATCTTTTTTAGGAATAAAAAAAAATTATAAGGTGAATATTATAGATGATATTGATTATTTAATTCACTCTGATTTTTTTGTTAAGAAGCAAAATGTATTATTTAATGTTGAAGATTATTCACACTTACTAACAACTGAAACTGAAGTAAAACCATTGAAACCAATTAAAATTATGTCAAATAAATCAGTGTCTTCTATAAAATCAATTGATGACACAATTTTTGAAAATATATTTGAACATAATGATATTAATAGTAATAGTAATAGTAATACTAATGACAAAAATCTAGTTACATTATCTGATATTAAAAATATGAATGTAGACTTAGTTGATATTATGAATTCAGCTGAACTTAGTATTGATCCAACTAAATCGGAAACATTAAAATCAGGATCTTCTTGTTCATCTAGAACATCACATACATGTTCTGATGATAATATAGATGATGATATTGAAGATGAAGATGATGCTGAAGATATTGAAAATGTTGAAGATAATATAGAAGAAAAAGCTAGTTCTAATGAAGAAAATGATGTAAATAACTCAAATTGCAGTGATGATCATAATAGTGATTATACTGATATTGATGAAGAAACTTTGTGGTTGACATTTCCCAAATTTCCAGTTCAACTAATCTGTATGGAACATTGTGAAAATACATTTGACAGCTTAATTATGACAAATGATCTAACAAATGATGAATGGTTTTCAGCATTAATGCAAATTGTAATGATATTAATTACATATCAAAAGATGTTTTCATTTACACATAATGATCTTCATACTAATAATGTAATGTATGTTAGTACTAACAAAAAATATATTTATTATTGTTATAAAAAGAAATACTATAAGGTTCCAACATTTGGAAAAATATTTAAAATTATTGACTTTGGACGTGCTATTTATAAATTTAATGGTAAAACAATTTGTAGTGATAGTTTTAAAACAGGCGGTGATGCCGCAACACAATATAATACTGAACCATATTTTAATGATAAAAAACCAAGATTAGAACCTAATTTTAGTTTTGATTTATGTCGTTTAGCATGTTCTATTTTTGATTATGTTGTTGACGATTTTGATGATTTAAAAAAATTAGATTTATGTGAGCCAATTGTAAAAGTAATTGTTGAATGGTGTATTGATGATAATGGTATTAATGTTCTTTACAAAAATAATGGTTCAGAACGTTACCCAGATTTCAAATTATATAAGATGATTGCTCGTTGTGTCCATAAACACACACCTGTAGCACAATTGGAACGACCGGAATTTAATAAATTTGCGGTTAGCAAAAATGTTATAAATAAAAATGAACAAGTTATTAATATTGATGAATTACCATCATATATAAATTAAGACACTATCTAAATTTTATTTTATACATAATATGTAATACAATAAAATGAATTTTGGTTTTATAATTACTAGACATGTCAATTCTGAACAAACTAACAAATATTGGAACCATAATGTAAAATTAATCAGATCATTTTATCCTTTTAAAAAAATTATTATTATTGATGATAATAGTAATGATATTTTTGTTAAGGCTGAATTTGAATATAAAAATATAGAAATTATAAAATCTGAATATCCGGGTAGAGGTGAATTATTACCATATATATATTATTTAAAAAATAAATGGTTTAATAATGCTGTAATTATACACGATAGCTCATTTATCCATAAACGTATTCCATTTGAAAAAATAAAAGTCCCGGTTTTGCCATTTTGGCATTATCCTTATGACAAAGAGAATATTAGTAATTTACTACGTATAGGTTCTTATTTGAAACATAATTCATTTATTCGTCAACGACTATCTGGTAGTGAAATCAATGTTTTAGGAATGAATAATAACGAGTTTGACTTATGTTTTGGCGGACAATGTTATATTAATCATTCATTTTTGACCATTTTAGAGAAAAAATATAAAATATCTAATTTAGTAAATGCAATAACTTGTCGTACTGATAGATGTGGACTTGAACGTATTTTAGGATTATTATTTACAAATGAATTTTCGGGTTTAAAAAAACTAAAATCATTTTATGGTGATATTAGAAGTCATCATTTGTCATTTAGATATAATTTTGACCAATATATGTCTGATTTAAATAATAAAATTGTTTATAATCCAATTATTAAAGTTTGGACTGGACGATAAACAATAATATATAGTAAAATAAGTATAAAATGATTATAAAAAATATAAATATTTTATAACCTTTTAAAATGGATAAAATGTATTTAGCAATTAAACCATATTTTCAAGATACATTTTCTCTATTAATGTCATTTTATTGTTGTTTTTGCCTTTATAAATTCAAACAAACTAACAATACTCAGTGGTTTAAAAATATATGTTATTTATTTTTACCTTATTTAATTATTGATTTTTATTTGGAAACTAGACTTGAATTTTGGATACATCATGCTTGTACTATTTTTTTGACATCATTTACATTATATAAACAGATAATACCTGATATTTTAACAGGATGTATATTTACATCTTTATTAACAGAGACAAGTTCTATATTTTTAAGTATAAAAATGCTTATTAGAACATATTTAAAAAATAATACAACTAACAAAAAATCTGAATTGGCCA